GCGGACGCTGGCGCATCTGTTACCGTTACATTTGTGGCCCCTGGTATCTGTACAATGATATCGCTCATAAATTCTTTGTAAGTGCGTTGCTAAATTGTACGATGTTATCCTTATAGATCACGTGCTTGCCTAAAGGATAGGACCCATCTGTAAAAACTTTTGTAACTTCCATTGATAGCATCCCCGCCTCCCACGTTTTGGTAACGGCGCGGGTTAATTTAACTGAGCATTGATTTGGGAAACCACTTATAGCAGTAACTGTGCTCTGTGATTTCTTGAAAGTAATTTTTAAAACGTCGTTAATAACTACGCCTACAATGACATCGGCCATTAAAGAAAAAGCGTCGTCGACCAAGTCAATGGCAATGGTAACATCTTCGCCAGTATATAAAGCAACAGCCATACGCCAAATTTACAAAAGGCCTACCGCAGACTCGTTAACAAATTAAGCCTCGCTAATAATATACCACTGTGCGCCGTCCGAAATTATCGTCTTGCTGCCATATAGCGAATTGATTGTAGTTGCACTCGCCCCGTTAATGTTATACGACCCGCCGTTAATAGTTACAACGTGCGCCGTGGCTGTCTTAATAAAGTAGTATTTTTTGCCCTTGCTCTCGGTGGCATTCGGTAGGTTTATAGTTACGTTGCCGTCGGTGCTGTTGCAAATAATTAACTCGTAGCCGTTTGTAATGGTGTGAGTGCCGTTTGTGTAAACTACAGAAGCGTTGTGCTCTTGGATGTGCCACCTTACAACCGTCGTACTATCGACATACTCTAACATTACCTCCCATCGTGTATTCAATGTAGGCTGTGTAGTTGGTGCGCCATCTGCGTCGTTTATTAAAGTTTCTAAAACTTGATCAGGCACAAAGTTTATCGAGCCGTTTATATCGGCAACGGCCTCTAGTGCGTAGTTTACTTTGTCGTCGTTTTTGTTAGGATCAATTTTGTAACCTTCGCCCGTAGATGTAAGCCCTGAATAAGTTGGCGCTAAATAAAGCCATTCGCCATCCCACTCTTCAGACTTTGCTTTAAAGCTACAGCCGTTCAGCACCCATGCGCCACTATCAAAGTATAAAGTTTTGATTGCGGTAAGTGTGCCACTGTCTACCCAATTGCCACGAATCACTTGCAAAAAATCTTTATAGCAACCACCTACTGCCGTGCCTATCATCTCAGTAAGGGTGCCGTGGGTTACGGAATCCCAACCGCCATACCAGTCGGCAGCAATTACATCCGTGCTGCCATCATAAGCATATAAAGTACCAACGCCGTAGATGTTTTCTGTGACGTAATGCTTTATATTTAAATTTATTTCTGTGCTGTTTAACGCTGAAGTTGTAGATGGGCTAAATATTTCTTCAATGTCAAAAGTTAAATCGGGGTTTTTGTAAGGTGATGCATCTGCAAAGGCAACTTGAAACGATCCCCAAAATGGCTTAACAGCTGCGGCGCTTGTTTGCCATCCGCTTGTTTTGCTGTAAGTTCTGACCAAGCCTCGAACAGTGCTAACGCTCATGCTTAATTCAGTATACCCGGCGGGCAGAGTTGTTGCCTGGTGTTCAATCATGTAACTATTCCAGGTCGTTTTTTGCCCTCGAGTATCTACAAAAACCTCATACAATTTATAACTAGAAGCCCAATAGCCATCATCTTGTAAATATAAATTACTAGATGTTGTTGGATTGAAACAAGCAATTTGATACCGTATTTCGGTTTTGTTTTCAACCTTGCCACTAGGATAACTACGTTCAAATTTAATTAATAATTTTATGCGCACTGGTACTTCATCGGGCGTTGACCCCGTTGGGCAATCTGCAAAGGTTTTACTAAATGAGCTAGTAGATTGATTTAAAAATTTTCTAATATGACTACCCGCTAACATTCTTTGCGTATTAACACGCACCAATTTCGCAGCAGGCTGATAGTAAAGCGACGGCTTGGCTGCCCATTGTGGTCGAGGGCTTGCAAGAGTTTGCCTATGCGTATACGAGCCCGTACCAATATACTGCAACGTATATGAATAGCGACGATAGGCTAAAGTAGTATTAAAATATCCATTGACAGGAACTAACCAATAGCCTGCCATCTCATGAATTAAACGCACTTGAAGCGTTGCGCATATTTGCTCCATCGCTTCCGCGCATGTAAGCATATTGCTATCCGCATAATATCCAGCATCGACGTCAATAGCTCGCACGTCTTTCATTGGGTCAAAGCTTTTGACAAAAGCGTTTAAATTCCCCTTAATCAAATCAATACCTTTACGGCTTGCTTCAGCGCTATACATTAAAGCAGCATCATAAAAATAATATTGAGTTATTCCAAGCACATCCCAATATTGCCACAAGTTTATTTCTTCTAAGCACTTGCGAAACAAATAGGTTAAAGTTATTTTGCCATCAGTAAACCAAAGGTCGCTAACTCGAAACCCTTTTAACAATTCTAAACCATCTACAGCCGCAAGCGATATTTGCGTTTTGGCTTGTATGGCCTCACGTAGTCGCGTCATTTGGTCCGCTATTACTCTGCCTATCCATATAGGCACATCCTCGCGGTATACAATCATAGCCCAGTTGTTTTCGGCCTCTGTGCTTATGCTTAAAAAATCTGCAAGCACAGTGTTATTTGGCATGACCCAATTAGTAGTGCAGCGAGACGATCTAATAAATGATTCATAAGTTGCCGAGCCTTCGCCGCTTCTGTCAATTACAAAGCCTTCCCCTGCTAGTTTTAACTCTGTGCCTCCAACCGCTGAACCGCTTGGCGCATCCCATAACTCAACTTTATAATCAACGTCTTGAATACTTTTAAAAGTACCGTAGTAAATGCGTGCCATTATCCCCTTTTTGAATCTTTGCTGTAACGTTCTAAAACTATTGCTAAGTCTCTACCCTGTATTGTAGTGCTTGCGATAAAGCCGCTAGTGTCATTTGTTTTAATCATGCTGCGCAATTTGTCAAGTGGTGCAATAACCTCGGGGTTTGAACTTGCCCCTGGGTATTCACCAACTAAGCCCAATGTAGGACCGCTAACAATACCACCCTCGGCGAAGGCTGTAGGCGCGGGTCCTTTATTCAACATATTAGTAATAACCGCAGAGCCCGCAATCAATGCAACACCGGCAGCAGCAGCTAATACCGGGTTTTTAATTAGCAATTCTTTGAATGCTTTTGATGCAGTAGCTGTTGCAACTAATGCTTGGCCGAATGATTTCATAAACCCGGCCACTGCTGTTAACAATCTTTTACCAAAACTCTCAAACGTATCTGCTTGTCCTGTCAAAAGGTCGCCGATCATTGTGCCAAATTCTTCTAACCCTTGTGCAGTAAGTTGGTTAAAAGCATTGTTGACCTGCTCCATTGATTGCTTTACACGTTCCTCGTATGCCAATTGTGCAGCAGTTGCGGCTTCAACCTCTGCTTTGTGTTTGCGAAATGCTTGCGAGGATGTGTCAGCCATTGCCTGCATCTCTGGCGATAGAGTGCCGATGCTTGTTTTAATTACTTCAACCTCTGTTGTAATGTCGTCGGCAGCAAAAAGGTCAGCCGCTGTGATAGGTGGCGTTTCTTCAAATTTGGCTTTGCTTGCCTCAATATCTTCAAGTGCCAATTGTGCAGGGCTTTTCTTTTCCTGCTCAGGATCTAGCACCTGAAATGCGCCAGCGCCAGTGCCTTTAGTTTTGCCTGTTTTTGCTAGGTCTGCCTCTAGGTCTGCCAATTCTTTGGCTGCCTTTTCTTTGTCTTTTGTGTTTTGTTTGTAGTCTTTTAGATCTTGACTTCTTGCGCTTTTTGCAATGTTGTCTGCATCCATTTGCAAACTCGCAACCTTGCTTTGATATTCGTTATTAATCGAATAGCGCAAATCCGATTCGAGCTGAGTATATTTTTTTCTTATTGCTGTGGCTTCTTTACTGTTGGCTTCAACTGTGTATAATTCAGCGTTTCTTTGTCTATCTAATAATTCAAGAGCCTCTTTGCCATATTGTTGGTAAATGCCCTTTTGCTTTTCAAGACTTGCTTTTTTTAAGTTGTAAATATATTGTTCGCTTTTGCCCTCTGCCTGCGCTCTACTAACCAACAAATCAAGAGCCCGCTCTTCTTCTTTAATTCTGCGTTGCCCCAATGTCAGCCCACGTTCCTGCTGTTTTTCTAATAATGCTAATTTTTCTTTGGCCTCTTCAATAGCTTTGCCGCTTTTTTGAAACAATGTAATAACTAAACCAATGGCCACGATAACTGCACCCGCTCCCGTTGCTATTAATGCAGCAGAATAAACACGAGCTGCAATCGTTGCTTGGCCCATAACAAAAGTTTGCACTGTAGTAGCCGCAGAAAGTACGCCCTGCATAACAGCGCTTTCTTTTTGCAAAGCCGCCTGTATTGCAGTCACTCCATTAACCAAAGCAATAGCGCCTTGCAGCTTAACCATGGTTTTCTGTAGATCTTCGCTTTGCACGCCACTAAGTGCAAGCGCTCCCTCTACTGCGCCAAAGGCCCCAGCGACCGCATTCACTCCACCTAGCACAGCATCTAGCCTTCTAGTGTCACTAGCAAAGTACCCAACCTCAGCCCGTGCATCGCCAATGCTATCCTTAATTCTACCTGCTTGCTTTATTATTTCATTTGCAACCCCGGCAAACTCAGGACCCAAAGCCCTGGCCTCCATGGCTAGGTTGGTCAACTGCCTAACAGTTCCCGCTGTCGGGTTCTTGGTAGCAATAGACGCAAGCCTATCCTGTATGCTTTTGGCGGTTTCTGCGGCCGCCTCGCTCATCTTCTTGCCGCTCGATTGTACTACACTGACGGCATCGTTAAAACCTTTCTGCAGCTTTTCAATGTCTGCGCCAATTACTATATTTAAAGACCTTGCCATTACCTTGTGTAATTAATTATAAAGTCCTGAGAGACTTGGTAAATGCCAGCAAAGCCCGCTTCGTCGTCGGTTAGTTGCACTTCGCTGTCAAATTCAATCGCTTGGCATTTAACTGTATTAAATATGCCCGGCAATGTTGCCGCCTCAAATGCAGCCCTTACCTTTTCCGCTACAGCTGTGGCGCTTGCAAACGTGGTGCCAAAACTATTAACCTGCACCCGGGCAAAATCTGTATGGCTGTGGCTTGTGTTGGTGGGAGATGCAATAACGCTGACAAGGTTGTAACTGATCGCAGGAAATGCAGACTCTTGCGGGATTCGTAACGGGTTTATCCTAGTGCTAACTAACGCCGTGAGCGCTGAGTAATTGCTGAGGATGTTGTAGGCTATTTTAATGGGGGCGCTCATGCTATCGCGTCTGGTGTAAGTTTATCAAAGACATGCGAATATAACTTAACTGCTTCGTGTATTGATATAAACTCGGGTTCCTCCCATGGAAAAGTTAACAAGCGTTTTGGCTCGATGGGTTTTTTTAGGTGTGGTGCCATGGTTGTGGCAACGGCCCAGCGTGTAATTTCCCACTGATTGCGATAGGCTTGCGTCTGCGCCTCACGCATTCCCTCAAGTTTTAAGCGCCAATAACGCGGGGTGCATTTCCAAAATTGCGCCTCAGTCAAACCTAACTCCCCATAACTGATGCGCTCAACTTTACGCCAAGTTAACGGTGCGCTGTCGCCCTTGGCTTTTACTTTCCCTCGGGTTCGTCGGTTGCGAAAAAGTCTGTAACGGCTTGTGTAAAAGCGTCAAGTGCTGGCGATAGTTCGCTAAACTTTGTAATGGCTGCGCCTAGTTTTTGAACAGATGCGAATGGTGTCTTTTCGCCCTGGGCTTCGTAGCCCTCAACGATTCCGTAAAATGCGCAGGCTAGCGCAAAGTCCATAGATTTAGCCAGGTCCTTTTGCATGTTTAGATCTGCAAACGATTCCATGCCTGCAAGCTGCATAACATTGCGCAGCGAATTCATGTTAAACAAAAGGGGATGACTAGCACCCCCTATTTTAATTTCTGTGCTCATGGCACAAATATAAGATAAAAGTATTAAGGCGTTACAGTTCCAATAGTCAACGCGCCAGTTCCCTGCAATGTGCCGGTGAAAGTTGCTTTGTCGTTATTGGGTGCGCTCAATGACAAGCTGCTAAAGAAAGCAGCGCCAGTCATTTTTTGGTCGCCGCTGCTGTTGGTTGTCATTACAACAGTTACAGAAGTGCCCGCCAACAAGTCAGTTAAAAGGTCTTTAAAAGATTGGCCTGTCGTGCTTACAGACGCATCTTCTTCAAAGATACCTTCGACGTTCAACGTGTAGCCATACTCGCCAGCGATAAATTCTTTAGCGCCTGCGCTGTCTTTGTTGGTAACGTCGATCATGTCTTTTGAAATGTCGATGCTGTGAGATGTCGCGTTAGCGATTTTAGTCAATGTGCCGCTTACATCTTTGTAGATGCTTATAAGCGTGCCGTTTACTGGTCCAGTGATTGCCATGGTTATTTATATATTAAGTTATTTTTCTTTGCTAAGTCGCGCAGTATTTTGTCTACGCCTTTAATAATTCCCTCAGTTACTTTGTTTTTATTTTGGTCTAGGGCTGGGCGCATAAATGGGCGAGGCGCTAGGCTACCCGTATAGCGTCCGTTTGACTGTATGCGGGGCGCTGTGCCGTATTCCCACATTACGCCTAAATAGTGATTATAGTAATTACTATTTAAACCTATTAACACTTTTTCCCTATTTTGTTTGTCTAGTTTTGTAATGAACATAATAGACTCCGCCATATTACCAGTGTCTTTAGGCGCTAAATTCTGGGCCGTGTCAATAATACATTGAGACTCTTTTTTTATAACATCTTGTAACTGTTTGCTTTTAACATCCACGCCCATTTTTTCCAATGCTGCAATAACTTCAGCAAGCCCATCCATTTTAGTTTCGCGTTTGTTTGCCATTACAGTGTTACCTCAGTTTGTAGTTTCAAATATAAATTGCGCTGTAGGTTGGCAATGTTAACAATGTTGTGCGCTATGCCATTCTCAACAACGCGATGCTTTACGCTTATGTCACCGTTATAACGCACTGTGTAATTAACGATTTGTTTGTGTTCGCGTCTGTCGGCGTTCACGTTTTCGTTACCGCTTTCAGCTTCTACACGCTGCGCCCAGGCGGTTGCGTATTCGGTCCACGTTTGCAGTTTCTCCCCGGTGTTTGCGTCTGTTGTTTCGGTGTAGCTTTGCAAGCTCACTAGCACATCCATTAACCCTGCATTCATTAGATCATGATTTGGATTTTGTACGGGTCCAAAAGGTAGTGGAAACCTAAAGACATTTCTGTTTGAATGGTTCCCGTTACAATCGCCTGTCTGTTATCGTAATACTGAGCCACCAACAAAAGGGCCGCGTGCTTAATAGTTGCAGGAAAAATTGTATCGGGGTCAACCGATGCCGTGCCAACCGGGTTAAACCCTTCTGTGATCTCAACAATGTACTTAATTGTATCGTCCGTAATAGAGCTCGGCGCATCTTCAAAGAAAATATTGCGGCTATAGCTGCCCATTGGATCAGGTGAAACCAACCACGAGGCTGAATCAAATGCAGTAACGGCTTGTGAATCGTTTACATAACTTACAGAAACCACAGATAAACAACGCGTGTTTAAGCGCAGATAATTTCCCGAAGGTATGTTTGTACCATTGATGGGGTTTACCATCGCAGGAGAGCCTGTATACGCGTCGAAACCATACTTAGCAGTTCCTTTGCGTATAGAATACCCAAGGTAATTGCTGCAGGCTTCGATTGCCATAGAAATCAGCCCCGAAATATAGGTGTCATCTGATGACGATGTAACACGCAAATGGCTCTTAGCATCCGCTAAACTTAGATAGTCGGTTGCAACATTTGCAAAGGCGGTATAACGGCGGCTGATAAACATTA